GCTGTCGGAACTGCTGGATCTTCTGGCCAGAATGCGGGTGGCAGTGGAGGCGATACTAGCGTTGGAACAATTTGTATCGGGAAAGGAGCAACTGGTGGTGCGGGGAATGATGGATCTGGCTCAGCGATTTCTATCGGAGGTGCTGGAGGAGTAGCAGGAACTGGCGATATTACATTTCCAGGACAACAAGGACAATATTCGTACGCAAGCACAAGTGTATTTTATCCACAAGGAGAAGGCGGCTCTTCCTATTTTGGATATGGAGGTAGATGCGCTATAGCAACCCCAGGAACAAATAATGCAGGACAAAATTATGGTGGGGGCGGTGCTGGAGGAAGCTCATACAATCAAGACGGCGCGTCTGCCGGATCGGCAGGAGCAAAAGGTGTCGTAATCGTAACTGAATATATATAGGAGTAACCATGACAGACCAATACACGAACCAGACTTACTCCATAGCAACGGGAGCGAACTCGACATCTCCCTTTGTTACGCATTTCTCAACACGTGACCCGACAGCGCAAGATGTAAACTACCCTATTCAGAAGCAATGGATCAACACTACAAGCCAAAAGTTCTGGGTATTGTCTGGCTTTACAACTACTAATGCAGTCATTACAGCTGATTGGCTTTTATTTCCTCAAGGCTCAGCAACTGCAGAGACTCTTACAGGTAACTCAGGTGGTGCAGTAAGCCCTGATGGGAGTTCGAACATCAACGTCGTTGGAGATGGGACAACAATCACTATTGCAGGGAATCCTGGCTCTCACACTTTAACAGCCCAATTAATCGGAGCAGTAACTAGCCTATTCACAGCAGATTCAGGTACAGCGACTCCATCAGGTGGAGATATAATCCTTGCTGGTGGTACAGGGATGAGCACATCTGCATCAGGACATACAGTTACTTTCACACCAAGTACAGCAGTCGCGACTTCTTATGTGACAGATTCAGGAACAGCCGTTCCATCTTCTCACGTATTGCATATAGTTGGTGATGGCGTAGCAACTTCTACTTCTGGATCTGGATCTACCGTTACAGTTTCTTTCTCTGGATCATCTGTTGTTGAGACGTTGACTGGAAACTCCGGAGGAGCTATTGGACCATCTGCTAACAACATCAACGTCGTTGGTGATGGATCAACAGTATCTGTAGCAGGTTCAGGGCACACTCTTACTATTAGCTCAATGGGAAGCGTTCCAATTTCGTTTGTTGGAGACTCTGGTACGGCAACACCTTCTTCTGGAGTATTAGATCTATTCGGCTCTGGAAGCATCACAACAGTCGCATCTGGTCATCAAGTAGTCACAGAGCTAACAGGATTAACCAATCACGCAGTTCTAATAGGTAACGGTTCTACGACGATCACGAAAGTAGGCCCTACATCTACGGCTTTACAGGTATTACAATCCCAAGGGGCAAGCGCTGACCCTGCATTCTCTACAGCAACCTATCCTGCGACCACTACAGTCAACGACATCCTTTACTCAAGCTCTACAAACGTTGTGGGGCAGATCACAACAGCTAACGATGCAGTACTTACCACAAGTGCGTCTGGAGTACCTGGTTGGGTAACAATGGCAGCAGATGGAGACTTGCTTATTGGATCAAGTGCAGGAGCACCACTGGCGGCAACACTCACAGCTGGTACAGGCATCTCGATTACTAACGGACATAACAGCATAACGATTGCCAACACCGGGAACGTGTTTGCTTGGCATAACGTTATGACTTCTTCACAGGCTATGACCTCTAATAACGGCTATATGATCAACAATGGAACGCTATGCACACTTGCTCTTCCTGCATCTTCTTCTTTTGGTGATACTATTTCAATTGTAGGCTATGGAGTAGGCGGATGGGCAATATCACAAGCATCAGGGCAACAAGTGATCGTTGGGATAAATAGCTCAACGCTGGGAGCTACAGGAACAGTGACATCATCTAATCAATACGATGCAATCACTCTTCTATGTGCAGTAGCCAATACAATATGGGTTCGAATTAACCACGCAGGAAATATAGGTACATCATGACGTTTACAAATCCAAGTAATGGTCCATATCTGAATGCTAAAGGAGAACTCGTAGTAGGAACGGGAGCAGGTACACAACCTGGTCTTCTTACTGTTGGATCTAATAACCAAGTATTGACAGCAGATAGTTCTCAGACAACGGGAATGAAATGGGCAGCTTCTTCTTCAGGAGGAGGACTTGTTTTAATCCAGTCACAAAGCGCCTCTAGTTCTTCTGCATTGCACTTTACATCGGGGCTGGTCTATGTAGACTATTTGATAGTCCTGTCTAATATAGTAACAGCAGGAAACCCAGATACGATATACCTGCAAGTGTCAACGAATGGAGGGTCTTCTTATTTATCAACTGGATATCAGGGTTATAGTGGAACGCTTTTGAATTCATCACCTATTTACAATTTAACGAGTCCAAATGCCTTTGTTCTGGCAACTAACATACAAAATACGGCTGGAGCTGCAGTATCGGGACAATTTCAAGCAACGTTTGGAACAGCAAATTCAGTAGTTGTTGGAACAACGTTTTTATATAGTTATGGAGGAGGTAATAACTGGGCTATGTATGGCGGTGGCGGTGGCGGCCCTGCAAATGCAAATGCTTTCCAGATCGTAGTAGGATCAGGAACCATTGTATCAGGAACCGTGACTCTGTATGGATATAATGAATAATTAATCATGCATAGGGGTGATATCAACTCTGAGAAGCCCCTTCCAAATGAAAATGTCAAGCTGCTTTACATCCAGAACTTTCGCAATGTCTATCAAATCTACCCCAGCAATCTTCTGTTCTTCATAATCCTTCATGGCTTTGACCCAGCACCTCTCAGCATGCTTTACACGCTCTTCTAGTTCTTCCCCACGCAGTTGATTACGCATGGCTGTAGATATAGGCCGGGATCTCATGAGGAGAAATAGGGGACTATGAACTTAACTATTAGACATAAGGCAATTGAGCCTATCACTAGTAATATGACGTAGTAGAGTATGTCTTCAATGGTCATGATGATGACTCCATGTGCGGTAATTTATCAGAAGGTGTTCCTTCTTTTAGTTTCTCTACCAATACTGAGTGCCATTTTATAGCGTCTTCTTTAGTTGAATAGCGCTGCATATAAAGATCATCATAATCTATCCCTTCCTCGTCTCTACCAAAGATCATCGTCTCAAATATTAGAGGAGGACCCTCGCCATAGTTAAGATTTACTCCAAGCCAAACCGTACTAATCCAAAATTTACCAATCTCACCATTGGCCAATATTCTACAGTCAGTGACTTCGGAAAGACTCATCAAATCATTCCAGGCTTCCACAGAAATGTCATTGCCATCGAAGTCATAACACACGAGGTGAGTTCCTCTTTTTAGTCTATTAACCATTCCTTCGCCTCATAGATATAGCAGTAACAGCGCCTTCAGTGAAATCCTCAACTTGCTTAGCATTTTTCCGGCTGATTCTCGATTTTTTATTGATCCAGTCATAGACAGTAGGAGGAGATACTGCGATCCTTTCTGCGAACTCTAACACTGAAATATCTTTACTATCTAAAAATTCCTTTAATTCCATAATCCCTCATTTGTCCTAAACTTAGTATAAAAGCTTACGAAAATTATACAAGAAAGATATTTACGCCTTACACAAACACAAAAGATATACAACAAACACACAACAGTGGTAAGCTTTAGACAAGACCCATAACTACTAACAGGAGAGTACAAATGGAGAACCAGAAAATATACGAGGCATTGGTAAAAGCTCAGGCAGAATTCGAGCCGGTGGTATTTGACAAAGCCAATCCTCACTTTAAGAGCAAGTATGCCACGCTAAACGCAATGCAAAGGGCTACGATGCCTTATCTCAACAAGCATGGCATGTCAGTACTACAGATATTAAAATCCCAGCCAGAAGGAGATATGGTGGTAATTACAAGACTTGCACACATCTCTGGAGAGTTCATTGAATCTGATTTCTTAGTGATGAGAGCAGGCAAGAACGACCAACAATTAGGATCGTCTATTACGTACGCGAGAAGATTTGCTTATGCTGCTATACTCTGTCTTTCGGCATGTGAAGAAGAAGATGATGGCAATACTACACAAGAAATTAGACCTGTGTCTAAGAACACAGCTCGTAATGCAGAGCCTTCAACACAAACTGACGCTGGCTACCTATCCGAAGCACAAGCTAAATACATTACTCTCATGATCAATGGTGATGAATACTTAGAAGAGCAGATTTGCAAAGAGCAGAAAGTAGACTCCATCGCTCGCATATCTAAAATGAACGCAACAGCAGTGATCGACCAACTCAAGAGGAAGAACTATGCAACAGTTTAATTTCGATAGCTGGTATCAAAAACTAGAAGATGACCATGAGGATGATAGATTGAAAAAGATCGAAGAATCCAACCTATACGAAGAATACATTGAACTATCTGGGAATCCTGGACAGTTGGATGGCGAGGAGGAAGTATGCTAACGCTTGAGCAATTAGAGGCTAGGAAGACCACCATTGGAGCATCTGATCTCGCCCCTATCCTAGGCATTAGTCCCTTTAAGAATATCCACCAGCTCTATGACGAAAAAGTCCATGGCAAAAGTCATTTCTACTCCAAAGCTATGGATCGAGGTAATAGATTAGAGCCTAGAGCGCGTGAGATATTCTGTGAGAAGACAGGCATAAAAATGAATGAATGTGAAACCTTTGCTCATCCAGATCGTTTCTGGCAAACAGCCACTCCTGACGGTTTGGATGATGCAAGGTCCCTAATCCTAGAGATCAAATGCAACAGCAAAGAGCGTCATGAGCAAGCAAACCAGGGGATCATACCAGTCTACTACCTAAGCCAGATCCAACAACAAATGGAGGTGCTTAGCATTGACCGCGCAATGTATTTCAGTTGCTTTGCCTTAGATGACGAGATAGTTGACACGACTATGATAGAAGTTAAAAGGGATATGGCATTCATGGAAGAGGCTACAAGTAAATCCTATAGCTTCTGGAAGAACATCATGGATCGGACACCCCCGGAGGGTTATCAATCCGTTGAGGAGATCATGGAAGTGCAAGATCCAGAATGGGAACTCTTAGTTGATAGATGGCAGAGAGCATGTGCGGCTGAAGCTGAGAAAGAACTAATCAAAGAAGAAATGCTAAGGTATACGAATGGTAGACCTGCGAAAGGGTGTGGATTAAGTCTTACCCAATGCAGCAGAAAGGGGACGGTGGATTATTCCAAGATTCCCGAGATTAGAGGGGTAGACTTAGAGAGATACAGAAAGCAAGCGACTACTTATTGGAAAATAGGCTAACGCTTTTTCTTCTTCATCTTAGAACACTCTTCAAGCTTCTTATCTCTTGGGATATCTTTCTTGATTAGAGTGTTCATCATCTTGTCGATCTTAGCTTTGTCTTTTTTGATGAGCTTATTCACAACTAGCACTTGCCCATTTTAGCTTTTACTGCTTTCTCTTTGCCATCTTTGTGGTGATGTTTCTTTTCTTGTTTCTCATGATGCATTTCTTTCTTTTCGTGCTTCATGTGTTCTTTCTTCTTCGCCATAACCTACCTAAATTTTAGTTATTTCTTTTTCTTTTTAGACTTGCCTGCAACGCTCATCGCGATCGCCACAGCTTGTTTTTGGGGCTTTCCTTCTTCCATCTCAGTACGAATATTTGAACTGATAGCTTTCTTACTCTTACCCTTGGAAAGTGGCATTTCAGACTCCATGGTCTATAACAATTATTTTGATATGATCGGATTCTGCGTAATATTTCTCAGCACTTATTTTAAACACCTGATTATCGTCCAAGATCACTATTCCTTTGAGGCAATCGGCAGTAGCCTTAAAAAGGTTGTCTAAATCGGGTTTAACTGCATGTTTAATACCACCCGCTACCATGGCATTGATTTTTGATTTTGCGCAGGATTTATAGGGTTTAAACGCGAAATAGAGGCATATCTCGACAGGACTTGTGATCATTTGTTTGTCCCAAGCCGTTTTGATGAGCCACTTCAAAGCATTCTTTTTGTTAGATCTAGTGTCATAAGCCCCGAATCTAGTAACTATAGGGGCTGACCATGGGAAGGCTTTCATGTCGACAGTGATCTCATGTTTCAGGGGCATGATGGAGGACCTTTCTTATCATCGAAGAACAAGATGAATGTGATGAAGAGGCCGATGATGCAACCGAGGATGAGGAAGTAAAAAAAGTCAGTCATGCGGGCACAAACTCTACGTTAAAAGTTTCACAGACGCTTCTCCAAAGCTCACTGGGATTCATTGCTAGGGAGTAATCTTTCCCACGAGCTACGAGATATTTCCCTTCAATTTTTATATAATTTTGTAACCCTTTGCTAGCTAATCCTTCGCGAAATTTTTCAAACAAGGAAATGTTCTTAGATACATTCATGGAAACGATGGGGGTAGCGACACGCTGCATCATGATTTTATCCCACTGTTTTCGCAGAGTAGAAGGGCATTGAATGTTCTTACACCAAAAGTCATGGTCGAAGACCCAGTCGATCATTTGTTTTATTTCCTCCCAAGAGCGTTTATCAATTCGGTTCAGACGATCCATAGCAATGTTCCACTTAGAAAAATCCGGAACAGTAGTCATTTCGTAAACTTCCTTTTTCTTTGAGAACAGATATCTAGATGCGTTTTCTTTTTCTGACTGAGAGGTAGTGGAAGGGGTGTCGTCGATCGGACTTTTAGGACGTTCGACATTACAGTTATTCTTAGTTAAGTCATTCTTAGTACAGTAATTCTTTAGTAGTTGCACGTTTTCCGGTTCCTGAACATCCGCGTCCGGGTTTTGAGACACGGTAGAAATATTTTTAATTTGCGGAAGTTCAAAAATTTCATAATCACAACCACTAAATCTACCATTCTCGATTCTTTGTTCAGATCGAATGATGTATCCAAATTGAATGCCTTCATTGATTACAGAATAGAGAGCGGTTTTACTTTCTTTGAGAACAGAGGCCATTTGACGAACATAAAATTCCCAGTCATTGGGCTTAGATAGGCAATAAGCCAAGAAGCCTTTCAATTTCAGAGAAAGGTTTGGATCTTCCAGGAATCTTTTATCGATTGAAACGAAATTTTCTGATTTGCGCACCCTTAGAACAGACATATGGACCTCCATCGTCAAGTTTTGGAGGCATCAACTTTTCAATTTTTATTTACTATTTTCAGTAAATCCATCTTGGAGTACTTTATTCGACATCTTTAGTGCGAATTTTCTTCCTGCCGGTTGAAAGTTTGTTGATACCCAGAGACCGAGCGACGAACTCGGTCTCTTTTCTTTTATGAAGGAAAAATTACTCCTCCCAATAAATATTTTCCTAGCACATTCGATCTTATTTCTTTTCGCCTCTATAGAAAAAAATCATCTATTGAAAATTAAAAAAATTTTTACGCTTAACTTTATTATGTTTTTAGCCTAAAGTAATTAATACAAAGTATGTGTTTTTTTACGCTTACCCCAGACAACTGGGTTAAGAACTCAGGGGAGTGGTTTAAAAAGCCTCTCCCTTTTTTATGACCTAAAGGATGGTCAACATGAAACTAATCGAATCCTTCAAAACGCTTGGGTACATAATCCGAGCATGCTTCGTAACTCCCTTCGGCCCTGTAACTATTCATCTCCACGATAAATCGGTATACCCAAGATGCTACTACGACTACAAAAGAAATGTGTGGACTTGTCCGAAACGGGACATCTTCTTTACAAGAGATAAAGTGTTCTATTGGCATAGACCTGAAAAAGTATTTTCTTACAACGATACGGAATATGACGATGACGATTGATATGGCCCGAGTAGTTCACATAGCAGAGCACCTTTGCAAGCTCATGAAAGATCACGACATTTCAAAAGAAGAGTTTGACTACGTAGCTGGAAGGATAATTGATTGGCATGCTATCGCTAATGAAAGGATGGTTTTGGATTTAGTACCAGACAACGAACCATGTGCGTGCTGCCAGGCAAAAGAAAAGCCCTAAAGGACTTATACCAAGAAAAGTGGGTTATTGCGAAAAAACGAATAAGTTCGACCATCTCGTGCAGAGCAACGAAATGGTAAGACTAGACTGTAATTAAACTTTTAATTATAACCTGATTTAAAAGAGAAAAAATGGTTAGGAATGGCGAAACATTTTATTGTCTTAAATGTAAAAAGGGATTTCCTAAAAAGAAAAGAGGAACCAAGCTTCCAACATTTTGTTCTAAGATTTGCAGCAATAGATACACCTCAACACGAAGAAAATCATTTCTCGACAAAATACCTGATGAGGACATGATAGCCTTAATAAAAGAATGCGAAGGATATTCAAGGGCAATACATGAGAAACTTGGAGTATGCCCCAAAACCATGGCAAAGCATTTCCGAAAACGCACAAGGGTGCAATCCGTTTTAGTTGAAGAACGAAATAAAGCGTGGAAACCACGCCTAAAAAGATTAAAAGAAAAAGGGCTAGTTAATTATGGGAACACCAGGAGTGCCGCTTCAAATTCCGCGTGATGTAATAATTGCGGCTATTAAAAAATGTGGCGGGATAGTTTATAAAATATGCGAAGAACTTAACTGTAGCCATACTAAGCTGTATGACATTTTTAAAACAGATCCTGAAATTAAACAAGCACTAGATGCCGAACGTAATAACTACTACGAGAACAAGATTGACAAAGCCGACAGTATCATTGATCGCATACTAGATAGCCAAGAGGACATGGACAGATCCCTTAAAGCAGCTATGTTTCTACTTAACACCCATGAGAAAGCCCGCTTAAGAGGGTACGCTCCTCCTAACCTCATTCAGAATGATCAGGAAGGGGTGAAGTGTGCGATGAAGGACATTGCTGCCGGTATTGCTCTATTGCGCTCTGAACGGCCATCAAAGCAGAATACAAGTCCAGATGAGACACATGCATCCGAGCAGCTCCCTGAGGCAGATCTCGATAAATCTCAATAAGGCGAGAAAGTTCAGTGTCATTTTCCGATGAAAAGCTCACATTATCACCTAAGCAAAAAGAGTTTATAAGAGACTCTACCGCAAAGATCAATATAGCGCATGGTGCTGTTCGTTCGGGCAAGACACACGCGTCTCTCGTACGCTTCATAGAACTAGCCATCAACTGCCCAGACAACGACATAATAATGATTGGTAACTCATTCTCCGCTATCGAAGCTAACGCAGCTCGTCCTATAGCGGACACTCTTATGAGGGGATATTGTACATGGCAGCGAGGAAACCAGACGCTATTAATGGGAGATAAGCGTATCCGTGCATTGGGAGCGCACGATGAGAGCGCAGTCCGTGCAATACAAGGTAATACCCACTCCCTTGCTTATGTCGATGAGATGACAACTATCCCAGTTAACTTCATGGATATGCTCACAACGCGCCTATCTAAACCTCACAGCAAAATGGTTGGTACGTGCAACCCCGATTCGCCAGTACATCCGGTTAAGACACAGTTTTTAGATAACCCAGACAAGGAATATGCATATGGGCTACATTTCGAGATTGATGACAATCCTTCGCTTGATGAAAAGACTAAACGAGATCTCAAGACCAAATACACCGGACTTTTTTATCAACGCTATATTCAAGGCCTCTGGGTCCAAGCAGAAGGTGCCATATTCAGTGATTTTGACAGACAGACGCATGTCATCCCAAGAGCTCCTGGGTGTGCTCAACAGTTTTACGTCGGAATTGACTACGGAGCTCAAAACCCTTTCGCGGCAGTAATGATCGGATATAGATCAGAGCATACGCCTAGATTCTGGGTGGAAAAAGAGTACTATTGGGATCCTAAAAAAACCTTTAGACAGAAAACAAATAGTGAGTTCGCAGATGATATTGAGCGCTTTATTGACGGCTATAATGTACGCGGCTTGTATTTGGACCCTAGTGCTGAGTCTTTCAGTGTTGAACTCAAACGTCGAAAGATTAGATGCCTTGAAGCTGAGAACGATGTTTTCCCTGGTATTACTTTCATGTCTAACCTTATTAGCAATCATCAGCTTAAAATTCTGGATGCCTGTCCTAATTTGATAAGAGAGATGGAAATGTATGTATGGGATCCAAAGAAAGCAGCTCGAGGCATAGAAGAACCTATAAAGACAGCAGATCATGCAGTCGACGCTCTACGCTATGCATTATTTTCAGCTTTTGGTAAACGATATACAATGGATGCGATAAAGCAAAAGGACGACGATGGACCCCCACGATATGACCCTAGGCATTATGGATTTAGATAATTTCACCCAATGCTCTGAACAAAATCATGAATGGACGGGGATTCCTACAACAGAAGAAGTATGGTGTAAGAAGTGCGGCGAAGAAGATCACGTAATAATGAAGCGCTCGGAGCAAAATAACTCAGGCCCAAAAGCACCAAAAAATATGGAAGATGTTCGAGACTATGGATTTAGATAAAGAACGTTGGATCAGCGTGAAAGATATGCTCCCTCCTCGAGGGAAAAAGGTTCGCGTAACTCTTTATGATTTAGAAGAAGAAACAGCCGAGCTATGGCATAATGCTTGGATCTTCTCTGATGACGTATTAAGCAGGCACGAGAAGCTAAGCAATCTAAAAGAAATAAGAGACATGGACGTAACGCACTGGAAACAAATACACATGACAAAAGAAGTTACTCAATGCTCTGAGCAAAAACAATGCCCCACCATACAGGATTCTCTATGAAATCTCTACTCGCTCTACTAACACTACCTTTCACACTCTTCGCAGCTCATCACTTCCAGGGCCAGCACTACACGGCTGAGTTCTACGACTGTTCCGAGGCTATCTTAGACAATGCAGCTATCAAAGAAGCAATGATCGCAGGCTGTGTTGGAGCAGGGGCAACTATCATAGATCACATAGAGTATGAATTCGATAACGGCGGCTATACATGCCTTATCCTGCTTGCGGAGTCTCATGCATCTATCCATACCTACCCAGAATACAAAGCATGTTTCATAGATATATTCACCTGCGGCGATAGAACCCAACTCTCATGGTTCTATGATCAAATGCAAATGGTTCTTAAGCCCAAAGAGATCACAGATACCTTGATCAGTAGAGGGAAACATGAGTGATGCCAGAGAGTGGACTAACGAAGAAAACCAATCTGATACGACCTTTATGGCCATCCAATTGATAATGGAATTGATAAAGGTTAATAAAATCCCCGACCACACCGCAGTAGATGCCATGATACATATATTATTGGAGTCCCTAGGGAAGTCGCTTCCATCCAGAAAATCCGCTGAAGAGGTGTTCGATATGCTAAAAGAAGAGGGCTTGCGAGCATGGGATGTGTGTCAAGAAAAGAAGAAATAAATGCTTGGATTAATGTGAAGGACAGGCTTCCCAACCGATATGAATCTGTTGCAGTCTTATTTACTTATAAAAAGGGCCTTCCGACGCACGGTCATGGAATAAACGTTATCGATAAAATCAACGAAACAGATCAATGGTCATTCTATCCAGATGAAATAGAAATAACCCATTGGACGCCTCTTCCAGAATTACCTAAGGAGATACAATGAAAAATGAAACAGTAGTGCTAAAAAACTTTACCATATGCCTTGATAGCGAATGCGAACTCTTCACAAAGATCAGATGCAAAGAACTAATCGTAGACAAAGACGGGATACTTTTAGCATCCCTTGGCCCAGATGAGTTTGTGGCGATGTATAAAGAGTGGACTTATTGGATAAACGACACCTTTGAGGTTATTGAGGAATGAAAGACAAAGACGTCATTGGGATGATCAAACAGTTAGCCGATCTTAATAATATCGACGACACTGAGCTCATGGCGGGGTGTTTTGGGGTTGCATTATCTTTATTGTTTGTATATCAGCACGAGAAAGGCCTTAAAAGATGTCAGGATATGCTAAGTACAATGACGGAACTTGCATGGAAGGAATGGGGGGTTGAATAACCAAATCTATTCTTGAAAATACTTAAGTTGTTATGGTGTAAGTAAAAAGTCTAATGCCCTAGGCATGCGGAGGTACTTATCTCATTTTATTTCGCCCCCTGGGAGAATGCCCTAGAACCAAACCAAGGGAATGTCCGACAGTGGTTGGATAATCTCTATGGCAAGTTTCAGCCAATCGAACAATCGCGATGGAACCAAGCTAACATTGACTCACTTTTTTATGCCGGATCACAGACGTTCATAAACCGGTATTTTAATTTCAGTCCTGGCACATCTTACCAAAACTTCTACTTTAACTTCCTGCAGCAGCCTATAAACATGATCACGGGATATCAAAGGCAGCATAGGAAGAACATAATCTACATCCCATCTGAGGGTGCTGACCCAAATACAACCGACCAGTATACGCGCATTATAGATCATTGCGTTAACACGAGTGCTATAAGTGAGCAGTTCTCTAAGGCTTGCGAGCTCTCTTGTGTAGCGGGTTTATGCCTTTTGCAACCATATCTCGATTATACTTCCGATCCAGCCCAAGGGGATTTGAAGGTAAAGGTGTGGGAATACAATAGCTTTCTAGTGGATCCGTACGCAAGAGAGCCCGATTTCTCTGATGCTCAGTTTGTTTGGTGCCAGGAGTACATCTCAAAGAAAGAAGCCGAGGCTAGGTTCCCTGATAAGATAGCTAACATAGCTCCAATGGCAGGAACTCCTCAACGATATGGATCATTCTACTTTCTCCCTGAGAACTATAACATGGCTAGAAATGATCTTATGGTCCTCTCGTATGTGTGGTATAAGTGGAAGAAAAAGAAGAAAAAGCTCTATTCAGCGTCGCGTAAGCAGTTCTTTGACTTTGCAGGAGAAAACGGCCAGCTAGAGCAGATTCTCTACAACATCCCGGACTTAGAAGCGGTGGAAGTGGAAGTACCTACATGGAAACTTGCGGTTGTTCTTAACGATCAGCTGATGTTCCAGGGAGAAAACCCGCTTGGTTTTGAGCAGTTCCCCTTTGTTCCTGTATTCTGGAACTACGAACCCCATCTTAACTATTACGATCTGAGATCTAGAGGATTGGTCCGCACACTAAGAGACACAAACTTCCTTCTTAACAGAAGGATCATCCTCAACCATGATATATCTGAGAGCTCTATAAACTCCGGCTGGAAGAGAAAGATTGGAGCTGTTGGTAATGAAGATAACCTCAAGAAGTCAGGCCAAGGCTACGACATCATCATCAACGAAGGTTATGAGATGGGGGACGTCGAAAAGATTGTTCCGAATGCTGTTCCTCCGTCTGATATGCAACTAGCCAACGACCTTATCAACATGATATTCCAAATCTCCGGGGTAAATTTAGAGAACTGGTCAGCGCAAGAAGACTCTCAAGCCTCATCTCTTACAGTAATGCTTAAGCAAGCGGCCAACTTAACCGTTCTCCAGAAGTACTTCGATCAATGGGATTATGCATTAAAGACTCTCGGCGGACTTCTATTGCAAGTGACATTAAACAACTGGAATGCAGAGAAGGTTGGACTAATCCTTGGTGAAGAGCCGTCTCCTCATTTCTATTCTAAGATCTTTGCTAAGTATCAAACGATCGTTGAAGAGGGAGCTAATACTCCGACGCAGAAGAACATGCAGGCAAGACAGCTTTTAGAGATCAACCAGATGTTCGGGCGGGAAGTGTTCCCTCCAAGCATGATCATCAAAGACATGAACCTCTCAGGGCGCGCAGAAGCTATGGAGTTCTTACAGAAGCAAGAGCAACAACAAGCCGCCATGGCTCAAGAAACGCAAAGCGTTCAACATGCATTCGAGCATGCCAAACTCCAAGAACTCATGTCCAAAGCAAGCCTCAATATTGCATCTGCTAAAGAGCGTTATGGAAGATTTGAGTCAAACGTTGGTCTTCTTGAAGAACGAGTATCTGAGATTTCTAAGAATAGAGCGCTTTCTACAAAAGCTAAAATGGAAGCTCTAGAGAAGATGATTGATGTAATCCAAAGATACGGTGAGATCGAGACCATGCTTAAGATGAATCAGATTGATTCTTTTGAGTATCGCGATAAACTAATGGAAGATCAGGAAAAGTCTCAAGGACGCCACGACGCTAATGCCAATGAGTTTGCTTCAAAACTTATGGCTAGCATGGAAGGAATGGGTACGCATGGAGCAAATGCTCAAAATATAAACCAAAACCAGCCAGAGATGTCTGGAATTGGGGGGTAAATTAAACATCTTCTGTATAAAACAGGGGGGTTGTTTGGTTGACCTAGTCTCTGAAAAGGGGGGTTCATGTCACGATTACTGCTCATAACGCTTAAAAAGAACATAAATAAGCGCGATGTGATCTTTGATTGTATATATACCCCAAGCTCAGATGTAGGCGACCTGCTCCATGACTGGCTTAAATATAACGCCACCACCGGAATTCATGTAGGGCCCCTTAGAATAATGGTTCGAGACTGGCTGTTCTTTGATAAGTTTCAAGACGATTTTTCTAAAATCAAAGACTTCTGCCCAAGGGTTTCATCGTTTAATGATGTATGGACCATCCAAGATCTAGGCAACCTAAAGATAATTCACACTTCAGCAAAAGAAGAGAAACTCATGAAACATCTTATTGGCGAGATAATCACCAATCTGGATGATTTAGGGGACAATTTTACCAGCTCGGATGCATGAATATATCTCCCTACGTCCTCACATGGACAACTCCTAAGAACAATATCGTCATTATTGAAAACGATGATGACGTAACCATTAGCGTTATCTCCGGAAAGACCTGTGTTTTCAGAGAAAACCTTCCAGAAGACCACGCCGCTGTAAAAGAAGCCAAAGACCAGCTCACGGCATGGGCAGAAGACTTAAGAAGGTCTCTAGGAGCATCTAGCTTCTATTCCATACAACACCCTGAATATGCTCCTACATTGGTCTACTATCCCGCCGCCAATCCCCTTGCTCCGGGTCAAGTTGGGTCATCTTTAAGTATTAGTGCACTCTTTAGAAATGCTATGAATCGTCTGACAATTAGCAGCGGTGAAACCAGCGCAGAAATCAAGGCTACAAAGTGATGAAAGATATTTCTTGAACAATACCTCTATCGGATTACAATTATGGAAAGAACACAAATAATTCAACCGAGAGGGAATTATGTCAGGACGTAAAATTACAGACCACGGTGGCTACCCAGCTTCTTCAGATGCACTGATGAAGTCTAGCAACAAGGTTAAGCATTACACTAGTGCAGAAGGATCAGGTCATCTTGCAGACTATCCAGACACTTCTGAAGATATCCACAGAGACCAAGAGCGCTCTAAGAGCAAGATTGCTTCTAAGCCAATGAAGCCTGGTAACAGATACTAAATTATCGGGAGAGTTTAGGTTAGCGATTACGAGTATTTTCGCTAGTTTAAGCTCTCCTACCTCTATATGGAGCAGTTATGAAGAGTGGTTTTCATGATCCAATACAAGCTAAACCCAAGGCAAGTTCTAAAAAGACTCCTTGGAACTTTGAAGCTCCATCATACGACGATCGCAATCGCATTTGTGCTGGTACTGACTACGGCGTTGGTCATCGCACTCCCGTTGGTCACTTGGGCAATGCTAAAGCAGAAGCTGCTACCCTGCCTAAAGGTAGAGTAAAGACAATGTCAATAGATCCAGATGAGGCTCGCATAGAGGTAGAATAATGGCTATCCACGAGAATCCTAAATCGAAATCCCCACAAGTCAAAGTCAATAAGTCTAAAAGCCCATTTGGGAACTATACTGGTACTGGCGTTCGCAACAAAGTCGGCAAGATGGTCGATGGTAGTGTTGGCGTGCTTCCTGCTAACAAGAAACAGCTTAAGACTCCTCCGAAGAAGTTAGCCTAACGCTCCTTTAGCTCAGTTGGTAGAGCACTTGACTTGTAATCAAGATGTCGAAAGTTCGAATCCTTCAGGGAGCATTCATGTTTTCTAATTTCTTCTTCAAAGCGCCCAAAAACTCCCCTTGAGCGTAATACCCCTGCTCTACTTGTAAGATGATATCCTGCAGTTCTTGCTTATTGGAAGGAAGGTCTAACACAGCATTAGCTACGATTTCATAGTTTTCGTACAGGAACTTAAGCTGGGCAGGTATGAGTTTGCTCTTTATCTTTGCCTTGAGTTTCATTCTTTCTCCTTTCCCAACAAATGCATTATGTCTTCTCCATTCTCATCTATTATTGCGTTTGGCTGCACATCTAAGGAACCATCGTTCCTCCATTGATAAAAAGGCCCTGAGAGCAATGCAGGCGTCCATTCTTCGGCTTCTTCAAGCGAATTAATTACATAACAAAATCCAGGGTTCCATATAGCAAAAGCATAATGTCCTGCTTTTCTGACTAAACAGTATTGGGCAATTGATGGCTTCTTGGTATTTACATTAATCCAGTCAGTCATTCTTCCTCCTTCAATGAACATCCAAGACAGGACCATTCTTTAGCTTTTGATTGAAAAACAAGATCAATTTCGTTACAGCTATGACATTTCATATGTAAAATCTCTTCTGAATGGAAGTTTTGATTGGGAGGTTCAGGTAACAGCATCCAGTGCTTAGGGAAAAATATAGAAATATGACCGAAGTACCAAAGCGCGGGTTCATCTTCCCAAGGTTGTTCTCTTCTACAAACCTGCATTTCACCAAACTGATCGCATCCAAGGACTACTTGCTCCATTTCCGGCAGACTATCCTTCACACTGATCCACTCATTCATTCTTTGGCCTTTCTAAGTTCCAATAGTGCATGACATATAGACTCAAGGGCTAGAGGAAGACTAAAGTCGTCATTGAAAGGATCGGGAATAGGTTCTCCAGGATTCTTCTCTTTGAATTCTTTTATGAGCTTCTTATTAAGCTTCTCTGATCTCACGTGATGAAGCTTGAATGTTTTTGCTAGGTCTTCAATCGAATACATCATTCTTTCTCCTTAGGTGATTCGGGTAATGGCATCCAATGAGATACATCTATTTCTTCTCCGCCTCTTATTAGCCATCCGATTTGCGTAAGTTGAGCCACAAGGTAATGAGCGCCTATTTCCCGATTGTCACTCTTTTCATAAACCAAAGCATGGCCGGTATATTCTCTAAGTCGTTTGTAGTCTTCTTCGGTTGCTTCATAAGCATTAATCCATCCATTAGCTAAATCCATAATTCCTAATGTCCTCGTAGTTCTTCCCAACTGGATCGATAAATTTAGGAATGCCATCAACATTACTTAGAATCTGTCCTATTTCTCCAATAGGCATGCAAATTACAAAGCGGGTTTTTGCCTTTTTTCTTTTCTTGATCATTCCGCGCCCTTCTCTTCGGGTTCATCTCTTGGCCTATCTGGAATAGAGTCGGGAATAATGTCATTCGGCCCTGGCCAGTCATATTCAGGTGGCCCAAAATGTATCTCTCCACACCAATAGCTCATATAGACTGTTGGTTCTTTAGGGAATGCCTTATCGGTTATATAGCAAAGTGATATCCACCCAGTGATTGCTAAGAATAAGAATAAAAAACCTTGTCTAATTGTCATTCATCCCCCAAATACGCCCTAACTAATGCATTAATCTCATGTTTTATATGCCCATAGGACATCTTAAGAAGATCTATCCCAGTAAATCCGCGTTTTTCATAAGCCTCGATGGTGTCCTGGAATAAGCCGCGTACTTCAAATGTGATTCTGTCTAGATCTGCAGTGGCGTATTCAGTTTTCAGTTCGGTGTGTTTCATTTTTAAGTCCTCTTGGCATCACAGCCATATGTTTCTGTAAGTCTTGCATCTTTGCATCAGTCGTCTGCTTCTTATTGGCAGCATGGCTTATCTCGCTGTAAATAGCGCTTATAGCCTCATCAGATAGGTCATCATCTTCTGGAGCCTCTAATTGACTCCTACGATGTCTAAAATTATCAATACTCTCAATTACAGTCTTATTTTGAGTAATCATGCCCTTCTGGAATTGACTCCACAATTCTCTAGATGGAATCATCCAAAGAACCTTAATCACATCTGTCCCTGGATAGGCCTTAAATAGCATAGAGTTGGGCTCTGCGCGTGGTTTAGTTAGTCTTGGCTGCCATATCATAACTTTAGTAACGCCATCTTCTTTGGTCCTAGGATGAGCGAATATGTAGAACGGATGGTCTCCAAAAGGTCTTTGATTGATTAGGTCTTGGCAACATTCGCCAATATCGAATTCTTGCTTAGTGAAATGAGTGAATCTGTCATAGACATCGGTTTTATTTAGTTTCATAGCGTTGCCTTCAAATAAATATTTTAGTATAAACCATTTATCGCTATTCGGCGTTAAGATGAAGGTTATTATGTCCACACCAAATGAAAGTATCAATACTACAAACACACAAGTACAATCAGAAGCGGTTCAAGTAGAAAAGGAAAAGAACTTCGCCTTACAGAGAAAAATGTATGAGCGCCAACTAGAAGAAGAGCGCAGATCGAAGCAAGAACTAGAGAAAAAACTTCAAGAATACGAAGCTTCTAAACGTCCTCACAAAGGTAGGGATGAAGATGCTGATGACGATGATGATAGCGAGCCTTATGTCGATAAAAGAACGCTCAAAAAGCAATTATCCCGTTTTGCGCAGGATATGGGACAAGATATTGATAGACGAGCGACAGAAAAAGCCGCGGCCATGATCGAACAGGAAAGACAAGTTTCCTTCCTGAGACAAAACGCCGACTTCAATCAGATCCTAAACGAAGAAAATATTCAGAAGTTTGCTGAGCGTCATCCAGAAATAGCCGAGCAAATGGTAGAAATGCCAGACAACTTTGCCCGCAAGAAGCTTCTTTATCAGAACATCAAAGCACTGGGAATCCACAAGAAGGACGAACCTAAGACATCGATCCAAGACACAGTAAACAAAAACCAAAGAAACCCATACTACCAACCATCAAGTGCAGGCGCGACTCCTCCCTATGCAATGCAAGGGGATTTCAGCTCAAAAGGCCAAGAGAATGCTTATGCCAAAATGAAAGAATTGATCAGAAATAGACGAGGCTAATCATGGGGTTCTTCAAGAAGAAAAGTCCGTGGATACTCATGGAAAAAAAGCACGCACCTCGGGATAAGTTTGTTTTGCTTAGTGATGGTGTCAGAATATGGATAGGGTTGTTTCATTTTCAAAGGGACATAGGAAGACAAAAATATCCTGATTATCCAGGAAGTTGGCTTGTACTAGATGGCTTTGGTGGTTTGGTGTGGTTTTCTCAACAAGCAGAACCTCCCTATTGGATGCCACTTGCATTGCTCCCTCCTAAAATAGAGGTGCCAGAACTTAAAGAAGTTCAACAGAGAGATAGAATATACGAAAGCATGATGAAATATTGGCAATGGGCAAACGAAAAAGGGAAAATTGATCAGAAATAGACCAGGTTAAATAAAACAGCCCCTTGCTATGAAACAAGAGGCTGTACACTTGCGGCTTATCAAACCACTTAAATCTGGAGGAATTAAGTAGGTTTAGAGTAATGAAATTGAGAATTTATGGCTTCTGAAAATAAGAAATGTGAAAATAAGAAATGTGAAAAGAATGGATTACATCATGAATGGGGCAGTGAAGAGTTGTCTGATTCTTTGGAGCCTTTTTATAGATGTAACAAATGCGGAATAAAATTAGTCGGTTGTTCTTTAGTCAGTGATTAAAAACATTTCTGTACATAAATTCCTCATATTTTAATATAGGGTTACGCACTCCCAGCGTTAAGGGAGTCGTTCTACTCGCGTCAAGAGTATTCAATGCGTACGAAGCTCGCAACTTCACTCCGGTCTATTACGAACGGACGTAGTACGTCAGATTTCAATCGTCGTCCACGGTGTAATAGATCAACGTAACTAGACAAAGAGAGAAATTATGTCTATTACTACTACAGGGAATCTAGGTCCTATGATTCTCCAGAGCTTAGCTCCGGCGATGTTATATGTACCTACTCCTACAATGAACAACATCTTGATCTGTGATAAAGTGAGCATGCCACCTAATGGTGGAACAACTATGCGCTTTATGAGACCAAGAGCCCTTGTTCCTCCTACAATTCAATTGGGGAACACAGGTATTGATCCTCCAGCTCAAGTGCCACAAAGAGATATCATAGACGCGCAAATGGCGTTTTTTGGTACTGGCTGTATTTTGAACGAGCAAGTTATTTTGCAAGACCAAGAGGGAGTTCTCGCTTGGGTTTCTGAGCGTCTAGCCACCGCTATGCGTCAAGCCGAAGACTTGATCCTTCGTGACTACATCCTTTCTGCAGCTAGCCAAATTAATGCTGGCGGTGGAACGAATGGAGACAACCCAACCAACTTAGGAGCATCAGACTTTAGTCTTGTTGCAACTACTTTGGATACTAACAATGCCTACAAATTTATGTCTGGTATTGAAGGTATGGATCATTTTGGTACAGGCCCTGTAAGAAGTGCATATTTTATGCTTTCTTCTACAGAGCTACAAAGTGATTTTGATAGCTTAACTGGTAGTGGATTCCTCTCCCAGTGGAACTATCCTACAAATGCATCAGCGCTTCCATCTGAGTACGGTAGTGTTTATAACATCCGTATTCTTACAAGCTCTGAAGCACCAGTAGCGAGAGCGTTTTCTGCAAGTGGCGCCGATGTTTACTATAACTATGTTGTAGGCAAGCAAGCTGTGACGCATATCCAACAGGACGGATATTCTATGAACTTGATTTATAGAGATCCTTACTACTCTGGTATGCTAGCTCAGAACGCAACCTTAGCGGTTAAATTCGCTCAAGCTCAGGCGCTCACGCAAGATACGGCAATCCGTAACTTAGCATGCACGCGCATGACTTCTTTGGGGGTGTAACATGACAGAATATAATAGAATTGCTCGTGGTTCTTACACAGCAACAACTGGATCGGCGCAGTATGTATACTTGCCTTTCCAGCCAAACCTCGTGAAGATCACTAACTACACTGCATCGGCAGCATTTGCCCAACACGGTATTCCCCAAGCTTATTGGGACGTGTCTATGGGACAAGGTTTTGCTTCAGTGTTGTTAAACTCTGGCGCGACACCAACATTGATTACTGACGTTGTAACAAGCAATGGTATCAGCACTTTTGGTGCTGGTCTAATGCTTCAGTATGGAGCGCAGAAACAAATCATTGGCGCAACAAAGGCAAGTCCTATTGTCTTTAACGTAACAGCGCATGGTTATTCAGTTGGTGATTGGGTGACTTTTGAGGGTCTTTATCAGTCCGCAACGACTGGTATGCCTCAGATTTCAGGTATGCCATTCCAAATTAGTGCAGTAGGCGATGCAGACCACTTCACAATCGTTTGGAACGGTAACCAATCTAACTACACAGCACTTTCAGGTTCTCCTGCAGGCGCGTATGTGAAGAAGATTCTTTATCCCGACTTGTATTTGCCAGGTGTGAATTTTATCAGTGCTATTACGACTGGTACTACCACAACAATTACAACAACAACAAGCCACAATTACCGTACAGGCCAAGAGATTGCTTTTAGAATTCCTACATCATGGGGAACAACTCAACTCAACTCTCTTCCGAATAGCACAATCCCTGGATCTCCGATCTATGGTTATGTAACTTCGGTAACAAGCAATACAGTATTTGTGTGCTCGATCAACTCTACGGGATATAGCGCATACACAAACAACCCAACAGTTGCAAGTGTCCCTGGTCTATCATTCCCACAAGTAGTTGCAGTAGGTGATGTGAATACAGGTGGCGATCTCTATACCGGAGGCGCTCTGTATCCTTCTCCTTCTTTCCCAACATCTTCTGGTGGCGTATCGACCATAAATGGTCCTGCTATTAGAGGGGCTTTTGTAAACAATACTCGCCAAGGATTCGTGATAGGTGCAGGTAGCGCAGTAACTGACGCTAGCTCACACCTTTCAGGAACAACCAGCGATGTGGTTTATTGGGAAGCTATTTATTCTGATATGTAGTTCTAAAAAGACTGCATAGAGGGTTTTAGAGCTCTAGAGAAATCTAGGGCTCTTTTTATTTTCTATAAGGTAAGGTAGTATGAAAATGCGCGAAGAGGGTCTAGGTCCCTCCTTGCGAAGTCTGCAAGCAATTCCAGGCGCAGGGGGGCGGTGCACAGCAGGACATGTCTCGTTCACCGCTACATCTTGTTATAGGAGGTAAAATGAGCTTTCCATATCCTTACAAAGGACCAATCAGTCCGGAGAACAACCCTCCAATAGAACCTGGCTATTTCCAGCCATCTAGATTTGTGATATCTGCGTTAACAACGGGCGCATCCACAACAATTACAACCTCTGTTAATCATAATTATGTGGTTGGACAAGAGGTTAGAGTGAATATTCCCCAATTTTATGGGACTTACCAAATAACGGGTCAACAAGGCTATGTAACCTCTATACCGAGCGCCAACCAAGTCGTTGTATCTATCAACTCACTAAACTCCAATGCATTCATTTCTTCCCCTACATACGGACCCACACCACCCCAGATAATAGCTATTGGGGACATCAATTCAGGTGCAATTAATGCAAATGGAAGAACCTCCCTCGGCACGTATATTCCAGGCTCATACATAAACATATCTCCAAATTAATTGATTCTTTGGGTATTTAGTCCTAATCTAGGTAAAAGTAGCGATTAGCTAAAAGTTTTATTAGATAGGAGACTTATGTCAGACAGACCACGCGTAAACTCAAAAGGACAACAAGAACTAGATAAAGCAGAAGTGCAGCTAGATAATTTTAAAGAGCAACTCAAAGCGGTTACAAGCGACACTGCCAGTGTAGGGCCAATTGAAGAATATGAACCACAAACGAAGCTCTCCAGAAGAGAGGCGGAAGGCATGGGCCCAATCATTCTGAAGCCAAAAAGAACTATTGGATCAAAAGAGAAATTCAATGAGAAGTTCCGCTCTGAGTATGAAGAATCAAAGAAATACGTGAAATTCATTGCAGAGAACATCGAAGTAAAAGGCGAGTCTATTGACCTCTGGGTTAAACCTTTTCCTGGAATCCCTGCAGAAGAGTGGGATGTTCCGGTTAATAAGCCAGTAGCAGCCCCAAGATATGTAGCTGAGCGTATTAGCAATTGCAAGTATCACGTTCTAGAGATGGAAGATCGTCCGATTGCTCAAGAAGGTGGCGCTGTGTTTACTGGACAGCTCATCGCTAAGCATACAAAGCATAGACTCGATGCAAGACCCGTTGGTAGCCCATTTGCAACTCTATAGGTAGAGCATGAATCTCCTTGATGACACCAGTTCTTGGTAATATAATAACCTCTCTTTATAGGGGTGGTTATGAAAAAATGCCCAAAGTGTTTAGAGGAAAAGGCAGAAACAGAGTTTGGGAAAGATAGGTATTCTTGCGATGGGTTCAATGTATATTGCAAACCTTGCATAAGGAAAAGGAGCAAAAAACAGAGACTAGAAAATCAATCGGTATACTCGAAATATTTTCTTGAATATCGAAGGAAGAATGCAGAACTCTTAAGGGAAAAAGCGAAGATAGAATATTATCTCAATTATGAGAAACGAAGAGAGCAAAGCAAAAAAAGCTACGAAAAACATAAAGAAGAAATAGCTAAAAGACGCGCTGAAAAAAGGCGCACCAAGGAAGCTCGAGAAAAAAACCGCAATAGGCAGAGAGAATGGCAAAGGGAAAATGTAACAAAAGCAGGCCGAGTTACTTCAGAATGGAAAAAGAAAAACCCTCAGAAATCCGCCGCTCATGCTTTGGTTTGTTGGGCTACTAAAACAGGGATATTAAAAAGGTCTGATGTGTGTGAGGAATGTGGTATAAAATGCAAAACACAAGGACACCACGAGGATTACATGAAGCCAATGGATGTGATTTGGGTCTGTAAAGACTGTCACTCAAAGAAACACAGAATTTATAGGTGATATATCAATCTTCTAAGTGACATTTTAATTTACATCCGAAGACTCATCAAGCCCACATCCAATACTTCGGTAACGGACAATCTCTTGATCGATTATGTGAACCGCTTTTGGTTGATAGATGTTGATGCCAGGATGCAGCTATTTGATTTTAAGACGACTTATAGATTTCAGACTTCCCCTGGAATAGATCAGTACAATATGCCGCTATACAACACGAATGGATATCCGGTTCAAATAGAACCAGGTGGTCAGCTAATATCCTACTATCCCGTATATCAAGGCTTCCTCGGTCCTGCATTTGTAAATGGCATCCAAGTGCCTTTTTATACTGAGCAAGGTGGGTTTTTCAATATATGGCCCAATTATATCCAAGCACTTAACAATTCCTTCCAAGGCAATGGTGGGGCTACTTATACACTGACAACTCCATTCTTCCCAGCGCTAGCAGGACATGTGGACATAACAGGTATCATAGCAGCCAATTCATCTATAGACCCAATAGTCGCAACCACCCTAAATACAAGTGTACCGAAAACCAGCACATATCCTGCTGTTTTCATAACTACGCAAGATGCCAACAACAATACAGTCGTGGTGTCTGATTCAGGACAGTTTTTATCTACTACAGGCGTTACCGGCAATATGCAGTTAGGGATGTTAACTGGAGCTGTTGCAGGTGGTTATAGTGCTACGGTGAATACGATCAACTATACAACTGGCCAGATCAACGTAACGTTTAATGAAAATATTCCTACGGGCACGCCGATCAATATCCAGAGCTATTATATTCAACAAGGCATACCAAGAGCGATTTTGTTCTATAACAACACAATCACCCTTCGCCCACCTCCAGATGTAAGCTATTTGGTTGAATTAGAAACTTATCTGACCCCAGCTGCCTTTCTATCTACCAGTCAATCTGTTCCATTTGCATACATGGCTGAATATATAGCTCGTGGCGCTGCTAGGAAGATACTGTCTGATACTGGCGACATAGAGCAGTTTCAATTTTATGAGCCACTGTTCCGCGAGCAGGAGAATTTGGTGTGGAAAAGATCGCAACGCCAATTCACAGCAACACGTACACCTACGATCTTCAGTGACTTTTCTTCTCAGTCTCCATCTAATAATTTTTCAGGTGGTGGAAATTAATCTTTTTAACTAGAGGTAATCATGTCAGAAGAATACGGAACCGTTGTAATGACTAAATCTACACAAAAGTGGCTAAAAAGAAAGGGAATGAGCGAATCAAAACGAAGTGAAATAAGAAGAAAAAAGCGTCCTTTCCATGATGAATTTTCTCTAAAAAAGGATTAATCAATGACTATTACGTATACAAACAATATCCCGCTTGCATCTAACAACCCTTCGAACGATCAGCCCAATATGCAAACAAACACCAATGCTATTAATAGCTGGGTGCAGATTGACCATGTGGGGTTCAATGCTTCGAACGGTGGTCAGCATAAGCAAGTAAACTTTCCGGCAGAGAACGCTCCAGCAGGAGCACCCACAGGAACTGCTTCGGTATTATATTCTGTTGCGGGTGTGGCAGATGCGTCGCATCCAGTTGTTGCATTCCAGAACGCCAATCTTACTTTCCCAATCAGCTTAGTGCGTGCTTATGCAGCCTTTACGGGGTCCACGGGAGCAATCGTGGCATCTCAGAGTATAGGAGTAGCGAGTATTGTAAGAAATAGCGCGGCTAATTATACAGTGACTTTGAACGCGAACGTTGTGACTAATACGACCTATGGAGTTTTCGTTAGTGCTACTGGTTCTTCTTCAGAAAGTAACGCCTCCATTGTGATATCCAGCGCGACGGTGTTTACTTTGAATTTTGGAGTAGTAGATCCGACTAATGCATTTTTCATGGTCACACAATTGTAGGCATATGGGCGAAAAAATAGTCGTTGGTCCAATCAATAAAGGTTTAAGAACAGATCGCACAGCTTTTGTGATCGATAACGACTCCTTCCCAACGCTCATAAATGCCTATCAATGGCGTGGAAGAGTAAAAAGAAAAAGGGGTACGGAAGCGGTCAATAGGTTGCAGCGCTTTTTTAACTCTGCAGTTGCTTCATATTTCCCAATGAGCACGGCAACCATTACAGGTGCGACTCAGGCAAATCCATGCGTTCTCACTGCGAATAACACATTTGTTGTTGGAGAGACCATTACCATTTCTGATGTTGCAGGGATGACACAACTCAATGGAAACACCTATTCGATTAGTGTATGCACCTCCACTCATATCACTATAGTTGTTGATTCAACAGGGTTTGGGGCATACGTATCAGGAGGAATTGCATCTCTTGCTTCTGAGGTAATAACACTTGATGCATCAGGTAATGGGAACATTCTTGCAGGATTTAATCTCCAAGCAAACGGCCAGATTATCCCTGGCACAGTAACAATTACCGATGTTTCGACGTCCACCCTATACACAGACCCGGCCAAAGATGGAACTCTTAGTCCATCCGGAACCATTGATTACGTCACAGGCGAAATTACAATATTAGCCGCAGCAAATCATCCAGTAACGGTTAAATATTCATACTATCCCGCTCTACCTGTTATGGGTCTGAAGGACTTAAATCTTACAGCGACTCAGTTCCCAGGAAACATAGCGTTCGATACTACAAATGCATATAACGTTCTAGGAAGCCAGCCTTATACGATTTACAACGTAAGCTTTTATAAGAACCCAGCAACCAACACCTATCTTGGATATACACAAAAAACAAACCCGACGGCAGTTGCCTGGAATGGTCAGAACTATCAGCAATTCTGGTCAACTAACTACGAAGGGGCTTTCTGGGCAACCAATGGGATAGCAATACCTTTTGTTACTGCTAATATAGGGATGCAATTCAAGACGATTGTCACCTCGACAACAATCTCTGCTGGCCCTCCTGGGAAAGTTTCATTAAATATCACAGCTCATGGGCTTGTCATTGGAGATTTTGTTTTCCTAAATGAAATCGCCAATATCTCAGGTATAAATTTCCAGACAGGCTATGTCATCTCTGTGACTGATGCGAATAATGTCGTAGTAGAATTGCCTGATGCGACTCTTGGGAGTGTGACAACAGCAACTATCACAGGAGCAACACAAGCCAATCCTGGCGTTCTAACAGCAGCAAATACATTCAGTATCGGGCAAAGTATAAATATTACAGGCGTTGCAGGGATGACGCAACTCAATGGGAATACTTACATTGTTTCTGCTGGATCTACAGGCAGTCATATTACTTTGAACGTAGACACAACAGGATTTGGAGCCTATGTATCTGGAGGAGTAGCAACTTTGGCTACTGGAGTTGGTGGGATCGCTCAATATTTGACCAGTAGTGCATCTCCCACAAAAGACTGTATGCGATGGTATGACGGAGATCCAACTAATGGGAACATATCTTCTCCAACACTCAATGGAACAAATGGTTGGGTGAATTTCTGCCCACCTATATCCAACAGCAACTTCTCTATCGAGAACCTCCCAGATGCTCAATATTACCTAGTGAGCGCCAGAGTAGTTCTGCAATTCAAAGACAGGCTTCTTTTCTTTGGACCTATTGTACAGACATCAAGCGCAGGTCCCTATTACTTGCAAGATACAATCATCTATAGCCAGAACGGATCTCCATATTACACAGCAAGCTTTACAGGATCTGTTACATCAGCAGCAACGATATACAATCCGATACTTACTCCAAACAACCAGTCAGCTCAAGCGAATGCATACTTTTCCGATGTTCAAGGTTATGGAGGCTTTATTACTGCAGGGTATGAAGCTCCAATTCTTACCGTTGCTCCTAACCAGGATGTTCTTATCGTAGGATTTGCTACGCGAAAGACCAAGCTTGTCTATTCAGGTAATGACATCGTTCCTTTCAACTTCTTTATTATTAACTCAGAATTTGGTGATGCATCAACCTTCTCCACGATTGTATTAGATAGAGGAGTGTATGCAGTAGGCAATCGAGGCATTACCATCACTAACCAAGTCGAATGCGCACGTTTTGATGAAGAAATACCAGACCAAGTGTTTGAGATTGATTTATTCAATAACGGCTCTCAGAGGACATCTGCGACAAGGGATTATATAAATGAATGGGTCTATTTCACATACACGAGCAATAGTAATACCAATGACAACACGCAAGTCTCGATCTTCCCGAACCAAACGCTCTTCTATAACTACAGGGACAGCTCTTGGGCAATCTTTAATGAATGTTATACGACTTATGGACAGTTCAGGCGACAAACTGGGCAAACTTGGGCGACGATTGGTACAGAATTTCCAACATGGTCTGCATGGAATCAACCTTGGAATGCGGGAGAAACTACGCTCTTGCAGCAACAAGTTATCGCGGGTAATCAACAAGGATTTGTAGTCATAAAGGGCATAGGAACGGAAGAATCTCCATCTCTCTATATAGATGATGTTTCCTTTGCAGCGACCATCACAGGTGCAACAGCCGCGAACCCATGTGTCCTCACCGCAAACAACAATTTTGCCGTAGGTGAGTCTGTAACTATTATCGGCGTCGTGGGGATGACCCAATTGAACGGCAATACCTATGTAGTAACCGCTGCGACCCCAACAACGGTAAATTTGAATGTGAACTCATCAGCATTCACTGCTTATGTCTCTGGAGGGGTTGCAACTCCCCTTAATCCTATTTATTCACCTAATCATGGCCTACAGAACAACGACTACATCATCATTACAGGATGCCTTGGAACAGTTGGTACGCAGCTCAACGGGAACGTATTCTCAGTATTTGGTGTAACGCAGAACTCATTCAATGTATACAACCCCACAATCACATTGACAACTGGGACATATTTTGGAAGTGGTGTCGTTACAAGAATGTATGTGCCTCTCATACAGACTAAGCAATTCCCAACTTCTTGGGGAATGAGCAGAAAGACAAGACTTGGACCACAGGCATATCTTTTTAGTACAACCAACTCAGGACAGATCGAGTTACAAATATACTTAAGCCAGGACGCTGCGAATGCTTATAATGCTGGTACTATTGTTCCTGATCAAAACTCACAAAACAACGCGTTGATCTACACTAACGTTATTGCCACTTCGCCTACTTATGAAATTCTCAATTGTAAAAACTTATCTCTTGGGACTATAGGAAATGGAGCAATAACAAGTTTCTCCTTCAATTATCAATCGCTCTTTGGTTTCCAAGGCTCCATCGTTCCAGGTTCTGTAACCATTGCTGTGGGTAGTGTTGCTACGTTCACTGACAATGGCAAAGGGGCGTTTACGGTTACAGGAACTGGTCAAGTAAGCGGATCAACAATTGTTTATGCGAATGGCCTTATTACAATAGCATTCTCTTCTGCACCAACCTCACAAGCTACAACTACCACATTTCAGTATCAGCAAAACAATCTTATGACGCCTACAGCATCTACGCAGTCGCAACTCTGGCAAAGAATGAATACTTCTCTGATCGGCGACACGGTTCAAATTGGATTTACTCTAAACGATGCACAAATGAGAGATCCTAATCAGATATTGCAGTTTGCAGAGATAGAGCTACACTCGCTCATACTAGACACAAATCCGTCACAACTTTTGGTATAGCATGAGTTCTAATGTTGTAAACCAAGTCCCTTACTTACGAACATCAAGAGACTTCCCTCAAGAAGCCCAGCCCCTAAGCCAAGAACTATCCAAAGCCTATATCGACATCGCCAACGTAGTAAATAATCGGATTATTGGATTATTCCCAACATCTACTCCAGGGGTCACAGGTGAGTCATGGTTCGTTGGTGGAGGAAATTCTAAGCAACAAACCCTCAGAAGAGTCTATCCATTTACCGGAAGTTCTTTGACGATTGCTCATGGAATTACTACTACACAAATTAGTGGATTTGTGAGAATTTGGGGAACATTTTCGGATAATTCTGGTAATTTTTATCCCATACCTTACGTTGATCCAACCGCTGCGAATAATCAAATTAATATACAAATCACATCTGCCAATATTGTCATTACCGCTGGAGCCGGCTCGCCACCTGCAATAAACAGTGGATATATAATTTTAGAGTGGCTAGCAAATGCATAATATGGTCTCATCCTGTCACAGGATGACATAGCATATCATGATGAAAAGAAAATATTTTGTCCCCATTGGAGAAAAAATCGGGTACTTGACAGTTCTTGGCACAAAAAAGGGTCTTTATGAATGTGAATGCGAATGCGGACAGAAAACACATGTCAAGGGCGGTTATCTCGTGCAAAAGCGAGTTTTTTCATGCGGGTGTCGCAGCAATCCTCATAAAGATAGATATTTAGAATATTTTAAAGAAAAATTCTGGGGAAATGTGCAAAAAACAGCTTCTGGCTGTTGGGAATGGCTTGGCAATAAAAGAAATGGTTATGGAAGGGTTGGTTATAAAGGAAAACTTCATACCTGTACACGTGTGGCATGGGAATGGGTTAATGGAAAAATTCCGGAAGGAATGTTTATCTGTCATAAATGCGACAATCCCCCTTGTATAAATCCAGAACATTTATTTTTAGGAAATCGGACACAAAACATCAGAGATTGCTTTGCAAAGGGAAGAAATAAAAGCGTTCTTGGGACAAAAAATCCCAATTCAAAACTCACAGAAGAAAACATTCGAAAGATTTTAAGTTGCTCCTTATCTTCTTTTGAAAAGGAGCGGCTAGCAAGTGAGTTCAATGTCAATAAAGAGACTATAAGGCGCATTTTTAAGATGTATGAGATTAGCCAAGACAATACCCTAGTTAGAACGAAATATACTGTCTAATCCATTCCTATCGCGTAAATTTAAATGTTTGCACATAGAAAATATTTGACAGGTATATACTCGGATTAAAACGAGGTGCATATGTCATCAATGAATGGTTCATATGGATACGGGGGAGACAAAGTCCCAAAAGGATACTCAGCGGGAAGACTTTCGAACTTCTCTCCAGAGCAACAACAACTTTTTCAACAGCTTTTCTCTGGTTCATCAGGTGGTATCGGATCTGGTCTTGAACACCTCTCAAAGCTCGCGGGCGGCGATCAATCTTACTTCGATCAACTAGAAGCTCCAGCATTAAGACAATTTGGAGCTATTCAGGGCAACCTAGCATCTCGCTTCTCAGGAATGGGGACAGGGGCGAGACGAAGCTCTGGCTTTGGTAATACCACATCTTCAGCAGCACAAGAACTATCAGAATCTCTTCAATCTCAAAGATTGGGGCTACAAAACCAAGCCATTCAAGACTTATTAGGCTTAGGACAAAACTTGCTTGGACAGAAGCCATATGAAAATACGCTAATGCCTAAACAATTAAGCGGTTGGCAGCAGTTCTTCAATTCGATTGGTGGTGGCTTAGGTAAGGGACTTGGAATGGCAGGATCTGCAGCAATTTTCTAAATAGGAGATAATCATGGTTTTATTACTCGATCCAGTTCCCACATTCGCACAATCGTTTGCCAAAAGCTTTGGTGGTGGCTTAGGTGAGGGATTTAGTGGTGGTGTAGAGAAACGTTTGAACGCGAGAGCGGATCAAGGAAAGAACCGTGCTGCCCAAAGAAAAACTCTTCTAAAAGAAGGCCCCAAGTACTTCGAAAGATTGGGACTAGAATATACTCCAGAGACTGAAAAAGCGCTTTATGATCTTATAGATTCTGGAAGAGTTCAAGATGCTGGAGATGCCTTAAATTTCATGGCAAATCAACTTCTAGGAGGACCTCCGGAACAACAAGCTCAAGATCTTTTAACGCAAAAATCTTCTCTAATGAATGAAGGCCCACAAAAAGGAAGCCTTAGAGAAGGAATACAGCAATACAAAGACTTATTACATCAACAAGAAGAAGGAAAACAAAAGCCATCACTAGGAGATATAGGTAAACAACTTCCCATGGAATTGGCAAAAGCTCTTTTTGGGAGTACTGCTGGCAATCAATTCCTTTCTGAAGCTACAGGACTAAAAAAAGGACAGGCTCCATTTGGAAAAGAAGGAAAACTTCCTTTTGATATTGATAGAGGAAATGCCTATAGAGATGTGCTCGCATTCGAATTAGGTGGAGTTCCTGGGTTCGTTCTGAAAGAGATGGGCGAAAAGGCTGCAGAAGTATTTCCTCATCTATTCAAAGGCGAAACCAATAGCAAAGAGGCATCTAAAGAGATTGCCAAAGCAGGCGTTTTTGGGGCTCTCTTTGGCGCAGGTGGAGAATTAGTTGGCGCTGCTCTATCGAAACTTCCTGGACTAGCAAAGAACTTTTCTAAACTTTTCAATAGTGGAGCCTCCAAAGAAGTTCTTGAAGAAGCAGCCGCAAATATAGGTAGAAGGGCAGAAGAAGCTGGTATAAGTGCTGAAGGGTTCAATAGAGGAATAAAGGCCGATGTCAATAAACTTAAGGCTATTGCTGATGAAGAGATTGCTTCCCTTAAAGGCCGAGTTTCTAAAGGCGGACAAGAATTGGGCGTAGAAGCACAAGTAGCCCATCCAGAAGAAGCAATAGCACATAGAGAAAGAACTTCTCAAACTTTAGCTAAAGAACCCGAAGTCTTAGAAAGAGCACTTGAGCCTAAACCAGAAGGTCCAGGTCTTGGGGCTAAACCTGAGACTATTGAAAAACGTATGGCTATAAGGAAACTTGCACAACAGGAAGAAGTTCAGGCCCACAAAAGCATGTCGAAGGCCAGAGAAGATCTCATCGAAGCTAAAAGGGATTTGATTAAGGCTACAAAGCAAAAAGCGCCTCCCGAGCACATAAAATCTCTTCAAGAAACGGTAAAATCCCTAGAAAAATCCACTCAATCACTCCAAGAACGTATCCTTGACGCCAAGCATAGACAGAAGTACTTTGAGCCACGCAAGTCTATGGAAGACTTAGTAGCACAAGCAGAAGAGGCATCTTCCCGGATTCGCTCAGAGGCATTCTCTCAAGATACAAAGTTCTTTGAACAGGCAGCTAAAGATCTCAAGAATGATCAGAAGTATCTTGTTGATGAAATGAAGTTGCTAGAACGTGGTGAAGTTCCTGGACATATCACACCTGATACTTACTTGCGCGTACAGGAAGCCTATGCGAAATCCTATGGAGAAATGTTAAACAAGCTAAAGGCTTATAAGAATACTCTGCGTACCCAGGCTCCTCACTTAGATGCGGAAACAGTTAAAAGAGTGGATGATACCATTCATATTCTAGAACAGAAACTTAAGTCATTGAATGCTAAAACAGCACTTCAAAGAGATGCTATTCTGTCTAAAAAGGCAGTTAAAGGCCCACAAGGTGCATTTACACGCCATGAGATTAGAAGAGCTTTAGGCGATACAATCAAAGAAAATTCTAATCTTCAAAAAGCAATGTTCAAGGTAGAGAAAGCTGCTCCTTCTGCTGAGTCTATGGGGAAATATATCGAAGCTAAGTTTCACAAAGAGGGAATGCCTAAGACATCTGAAGAGGCAAGAAAGGTCCTGAAAGAAGCCGGTGTTCCTGATGATGTTATGAATGAGTTCCATGAAAAACTTAAGTCACGCATTGAAGATGGAGCAAAAAACGGAAAACCTATTGAGCAAGTCCAAAAAGAAGTAGAAAAAGAAATCGCCAAGTTTCCAAATCTCAAAAAACTTTGGAATAAATATTGGCTTAGAACTCCAGTTCTCCGGGCAATATTTGGAGTATCTACCATTCCTGCAGTCTTTAAAAAGCTTAGGGCCTTGGGATATGAGGATAAACTCGGAGAAGCGTATGAGCTTCGCAATACTAATACTCGAGAAGGGGCTAGACAGATCGTTGAAATAAGACAGAAAATGATAAATGCAAAGATTTCAAAACGAGACAGAGAAAATGCAGAGAAAAGAGCACAGCAACGAGCTAGGGCCGCTTAGTTTGTCTTATTGCGTCTAGTAATCTTTCTTCTTTTTCGTCTTCTTGTTTTCCCCATTTATAACTGATTATGGACAATAGTATAAATTGAGCGAGCCAGATTTGCCAGTCCATCATTTACTCCTGTTTCTTTCTTCAATGGCAGCCATTTTCTTATGGAAATCTGTCATTTCTTTTTGAATTTCTTTTGTTTCGTAACGAGAAGCCAAATAGAAAGGAATATTTGCTCCAAAAAGGACTAAAACGACAACGCCTAGTTGCACTGCTGGATTCCAATCTATTGGTATTCTTTTCTTTTCCATCATTTCCTCACGTATCTAAATCTAAAAGTCTATATCTACCTTCCCACCAAGCCCACACGCTTTTAGGGGGAAGTTCATTCACCCAGAAAGGACTCCTCTGAAAAGTAATCTCAAAAGCTATCGAATCCTCGGGACCTGGGTTGCGTAATTTATAAATAGGCCGATCCATCTTGTCTGGATCATATAGGTTCTCTTCTGACACTCATATCCTCATAAGTGAGTGTTCTATACCACTCAATGCGGTTTCTATTTTATCAAGTCGTTCTTCGATTTCATTGAATTTATCATTCAGCCAAAGTGTCGAAAAGAAAATTGCTGCTAAAATAAACATGGTATCTCCGTTCATTTCTTCTCTCCTCTATGTGAACGTATTTCTTCCATGATTCTCATAAACTCTTCGTTATCCATTTTTAGTTTTGCATGGAACTTTTTAGAGTCATAATGATCCCACGTTATCATTGAGAGGCATGCGGCAAAAAAAAGAAATCCCTGCAACAACACTACCTTGGCGATGATGTCTGACTTTAAAATAAACACAAAAAAAGAGCAGACAAGCAAGATCAAAAAGGAGATTCCTAAAGGAATAATAGCGCAGAGAGGTAGAGAATTTTCTTTTATCCAGCTCATTTCACCATCCTGCTTTCCCATCGCCCACGTTCTTCAAAAGCTCCCTCAAGTTTAGAGAGTTTGGTTTCAATAGAGGATAAGCGTTTTATCACATAGCCGAATCCGGTAAAAAGGGGAATTAAAATGCTCCCTATGATAATTAGCATTTGCGCATTGTCCATATTCCCTCTCATTTCCCCTAATTCTACCATTTCGAGAGCATTCACATAAGTCCTAATCATTTCTTTAGTTCGCTATATATTCATAGCTCAAAAAAGCTGCTAGTACTAAAGTTTTTATTATATATAAAGCCAGGAGGCTCCATGAGCACGCCAACCAACGTTTATGCAGTAGCAGTCGGGACGTCATCTGTCCCAGGTCTTGTTAAATCACCAGTAGCGCCAGGACTTACGAATATCAACTACCCTATTGGACAGCAATGGTGGGATTCCACAACAGGAACTCTCTACACGCTAACCAACAAAAGCACTGTTCAAGGCGTAGTGCAAGCGACATGGACCATTGTTTCAGCGGCTTCTGGAGATGTTAACTCTCTAACAACTGATGACAGTACTGTAGTAGTACCAACAGCAGGTAATATCAACCTCGCTGGTGTATCTGGACAGCTTGTAACGAGTGGCTCAGGATCTACAGCATCTATCGGTATCGCTAACCCAGCAACATCACCTGGCGCATTTACTTCTACAGGGCTACTTACAGGCGATGCTGGTATCACAACACTAGGTGGTGCAACAAACATCCAATCTGGCACTAACGCAACGAACATCTCAACTGACGCAAGCGCAACAACAGTTCACGTTGGTACTGGTGCAGCTGTAAAGACTACAGTTCTTGGCTCAACAAACACAACTTCAGCAACGACTGTACAGTCTGGTAGCGGGGCATTGGCAATAACAGCAACTAACGGCACACTCACAGCAAACTCAGGTACTGGAGCATTAGGACTCTCAACTGATGCGGCGGCTACGACCGTATCTCTAGCAACAGGTGCTGGAGCTAAACTAGTAACCCTTGGCTCAACCAATGGTGCTAGCGCAGTAACGGTACAATGTGGAACAGGAAACATCGCAGTGAATGGCGGTGGTAATACTGTAGCAATTGGTAGTGATGCCGCAGCAAACACGGTGACAGTCGGGTCAACTAATACCACAGCAGCAACCACAGTTCAGTCGGGATCAGGCGCTCTTGCAATTACGGCTACTAACGGCACGCTCACAGCCAACTCTGGAACAGGCGCTCTCGGTGTATCAACCGACGCAACAGCAACTACAGTATCCATAGCAACCGGCGCAGGCGCAAAAGCTCTGACAGTCGGATCAACAAATACAACAAGTGCGACAACTCTACAATCAGGTTCTGGTGGAGTTACAATTGCTTCTGGAGCAACAGCAGGTAACGTTCTAGTAACTCCTATTACAGGAAGTGTTGCTGCTACATCTATCACAGTGAACGGAAGAGTGGGACATGCCACCTTCACAGGCGTAACAACTGCATCAGGAAGCTCTCAAGCCTTTGCAATCACTAACTCATCAGTATCAGGGACTGCCCAGGCAATCTTTGTAAGCGCAGATAACCTTGGCACAAACGATGCTCAGATGACGATTACACGTGTAGTGCAAGCTGCTAGTACTCTGACCGTAACTCTTAAAAACAACGGTGCGGCTGCACTTAACGGCGACGTGCACATCAACTGGTGGATCATAAACTAAGGTAAAATATGGCACAGAACGTAAGGTTTGATACTCTCAGATCCTTAGCATTTGGAAGCATAACTGGGTCATTTGTTGCTGTAGGAACCCCAACTACACAAGCATCTCGCTTAGTATGTATAACGAATACCTGTGATACAGACATGTTCTTTAGCGTAGATGGCATTAACAATCAGCTCTATGTCCCATCCAAGAGCTTTAAATTGTTTGACCTTTGCACTAACAGAACGCATGTGGATCAAGTATTTGTGCTTCCCATCAACACACAGTTCTATGTAAAGCAAGTATCTGCGCCAGGAAGTGGTTCGGTTTATATCGAAATCGTTTACGGAAGTTAACATGAGCGACGCTAGAAGTTTTGCCCAAGATAACACTGAGAAGACTCCAGAAGAAAGACTGGCTTTACTTGAAGCTAAGATCCCTTCTTACCAAGATCGCATAGCTGCTTATGACGCCCTCTTTGATGAGATGCATGCGTTAGTTCTTAAGATCGAGATGGAGAAAGAGAAGACTGATGGCTATAAAAAAGCTATTGATAGTCTCGGGGAGAACGTAGCAAAACTTCACAACCTCCAAGTTGAACGAGTTAATGGTCTTCAGAGTGATCTCATTGAGCATGCAGGAACATCGGCAAAGATCATATCTGGGCAGAGTGATATCCAAGGAAGCGTTACAAAGATGCTGGATGATGTTAAGGGTGGTATGGCGACTCTTAAGAAGACTCAAGACGAGGCTTTGGCAACTAAAGCAAACGCTGCAGAAGTGGGGGCTTTACAAGTCACAATTAACAAGAACGCCGCTCAACATGCACAGATGTTCAATGATCTTCGCAAGTCAGTAGATGGTATTGTTTCACAGCTAGAAAGTGATATCAAATCCACAAAAGACAACAGCATTTCTCCTGCTGCATTCATTTCATCAATTGATTTAATCAACACCCAAGTCACGGCTTTAAAGGCAGATTCAGCCAATAGTAAAGCCGCTTTACCTTCTGTTAGTTTGCAATTGGAATGCAAAATTGCAAAAGCAATCGACGATCTTCGCAATGAACTTACCTCTAAGCCAAGTGATCTAGTTGATTTCAAGAATGATATTCTCAAGAAACTAGAGGCGATCGCTCTTGATGCAAGTAGTGCGAATTTACGTTCTCAGAATTCAGATAAGAAAGTATTTCTACTAGAGAAACAACTAGAGAATGCCCAGCTGCTTATAAAAAAACTTGAACTGAAGTAGTTCTAGGGGGTTGTTATTAGCCAAGCAGGAGCACTCGAAAATGGTGGAGGTGTCCTACCTCCTGATGTCCCAACTCTATTTGTAGCCAATATTGGGTCTGCAACACCTTCCTCAAATACGCTTAATATATTAGGTGCTGGATCAGTTACTACTACAGGATCTGGCGATACGATTACCATATCTATATCAGGAGAAGGATATACCTGGAATGTCGTTACAAGTGCCTCCCCTACAAATCCAATACAAATCTTGGCAGATAATGCATATATCTGTTCGGGAGCCTCTTTGGTCACATTTACTCTTCCTTTGACCCCTACGATTGGAGATACCTTTAAAATATTTAGTCTTAGCAGTAAATTTCAAATAATACCTAATGGTGGACAAAGTATTGTAATAGGTACAGTTACGGGACATGCAGGGTCTACTGGAACTGTAACAAGCAATAGTGCGGGAGATGAGGTAACCATTTCATATATGGGGAGCAATACATTTCAGAGTGAACCTCCTCAAGGAACCCTTACAGTCGTAACATAGGACAAATTATGCCAGCAACACCAGCCAATGCCTTAAACGTCTCAGCAGCAGGGCTAGTAGGCTTTGATGGGACAGCCACTTTCGTAGGATCTACAACAACACAATATAACGTGATTGTTGGAGGTTCTTCTTCTGATTTGGTCGCTAACGTAGCCCCTTCAGCAACTTCAGGAATACCATTAGTATCTGGAGGTTCTTCTGCTAACCCATCTTTCACTACTGCAGTCGTTGCGGGGGGTGGAACAGGAAACACAACTTTCACAGCCTATTCTGTTATATGTGCCGGAACCACAGCAACAGGAGCTTTTCAGAACGTTTCAGGAGTTGGCACATCTGGACAAGTATTAACTTCTAATGGAGCTTCAGCACTTCCGACATGGCAAACAGCATCGATAATCGGAGCCTGGACAGACGAATCAACTTCATTCAGTGCAGCGGCTAATAATGGTTATTTTGTAACAGGGACAGCGACGGCTACAATGCCTGCATCTCCATCTCAAGGTAATGTGATTTCTTTTGCGGTAGATACAGTAAACATTCTGACTATCACAGCGAATACAGGACAGGTTATACGAGTAGGATCCACAGTGTCTGCATCTGCCGGTACCTGTGCTAGTAACAAGCGTGGGGATGCAATTACTCTTGTTTACAGATCAGCTGATACGGCTTGGATAGCGGTTCCCGGAACGCAAGGGACATGGACAGTAACATAAGGTATATAGATGGCCGGAACACCAAGTAATGCAATCAACGCATCCACAGCAGGCATAGTGGGATTTGATGGAACTGCTACGTTTACAGGGACAGCTGTTACTCAATACAACCTCCTTGCAGGTGGATCGGCGAACGATACGATCTCTAATATAGCTCCCTCAGCAACTTCAGGAACTATACTTCAATCCCAGGGATCATCAGCCAATCCCGCGTATTCTACTGCGAGTTATCCTGCTACAACCACGGCCAATGACATCCTATATTCTTCTTCTGCAAACGTTGTGGGACAAATCACTACGAACAATAGAGCTGTTTTAACTACAACGACTGGACAAGTTCCTGCATGGAGGGTAATTGGTGATGGTCAGGTTATAATTGGGGCTACTTCTGGAAATCCTGCAGCAGGGAATATTAGTGCTGGTGCGGGGATCGTTGTAACAAATGGGGCTAATACTATAAGTATAGCAGGAACTGGGGGTGGCTTTACTTGGACAGATGTGACAGGTGGTTCTGCAACAGTTGCAGCCCAAAATGGGTATTTAGCAGATAAATCTACGCTCACTACCTTTACCCTTCCGACAAACAACGCGATTGGAGATACGATTCTAATAGTAGGTGTGGGTACTGGCGGATGGAAGATTGTGTACACAACTAATCAAAAGATCATTTTTGGAAGTTCTACCTCTACAGTCTCAACTGGAAACGTAGCAAGTACGAACACGGCAGATTGCTGCACTCTCATATGTACGACAGCTAGTGCTAGCGCTCCAATTTTTACAATAACAAACGCAGTTGGAAACTTAACGGTGGCATAATGGTTACGAACAATAGCTCAGATTATTCCCCTACACAATACAACGTCCAGACAGGTGGTGCTAGTGGCACACTTAACAACGTAGCTCCTTCTTCAACTTCTGGCGTTCCTGTTATATCTCAAGGAGCATCGTCGCAACCAGTATTTGGAACAGCAGTCGTTGCGGGTGGAGGCACAGGAGATACGAGCTTTACAGCTTATGCAGTAATTTGTGGAGGAACAACTACTACGGGAGCTCTTCAATCAATAGCGAGTGTTGGAAGCTCTGGAAATGTTCTTACATCGAATGGTGCGGGTGCATTACCAACATTCCAAGCTGCAGCTGGCGGAAGTGGTTTTACAACTATCAATATCCAGACGTTCACTTCCTCAGGAACTTATACGCCAACGGCCAGCATGAAATATTGCATCATCGAGTGTGTCGGAGGAGGAGGAGGAGGAGGGGGAACCGCTAATACTGGAGTTGGAAGATGGTCCTCTGGGGCAGGTGGTGGTGGTGGTGGATATTCCAGAAAATTCGCATCTTCGGCAACTATTGGAGCATCGGAAACTGTCACTATTGGAGCTGCCGGAACTGCTGGATCTTCTGGCCAGAATGCGGGTGGCAGTGGAGGCGATACTAGCGTTGGAACAATTTGTATCGGGAAAGGAGCAACTGGTGGTGCGGGGAATGATGGATCTGGCTCAGCGATTTC